TAAACTTTAATAACTATTTCTGCTCCGTTAACCGAATTTCCAGTTATAGTAGCTGTAACCTCACTAAATATCATTTTCCCACCGTAAAGAGCATGGTCAGTATACCGTACCGGAACCTCCTCAGAGGTAGCAGTGTCTCTATTCTGTAAAAGGTTGGCACCGGTCAAATCTATGCCATCCTTATCAACAAGAGAAAGATCCCAGTTGTCAGTAGGAGCCGTTGTCCCAGGATTGGTTACAACTCTTGTAACATATCCGACAACGACCATACTACTATCTGTTGCAACGAACGAACCATCGCTTGCAGCAACGCAGGTAAAGGTCAAAAGACCTTTATCTCCTTTCGCGTCATAAGTACTGGTTATCCCCGCTTGAGCGCTGATAGATATACAGAACAACAACAGAAATAAAACCATTAAATTAGTAACCACCTTCTTCATGAGTAATCTCCTTTATTTAGTATTTTGTTTATATCCCTTCAACTTATCTTGCATTTTCTTAGCCATAGCCATAGCAATCCTACATCTAAGCCTTATCTCCTCATCCTTACTCAACATATAAATCTCTCTGAGGGTTTCACAAATAGTATGATGCCCATGATACTTCTTCTTTCTCATATAAGAGACATCAACTGGTTCAACTCTTGAGTACGACATCTAATATCTCATCAAATCTTCCTTTAGTTCTTCCCCAAAAAGGAACTTCATCAGCCAAAGTCCATCCCCTAATTGATTTCTGAGACCGATACTGTTCGGGTTTAAATCTACTTTCAGTCAAATTCCCGCTATGTCTAATATCTATATTGGGATGCTCGGAGAACCACACGTCTGACTTGCAGTCATCAACTCTTTCTGTTCTGTTGTGGGAACCAGGTTCAAAGCCCATTCTTCGAGTGAATCCGCTTTTTTCAACCAGTTCAACTCTTCTTCTATAATGCTCCAACAACAATTTTCTATATGCACAAAGGCCACTGGTTTGCTTTGCGTAGAAGAATAATGCTTGTCCATCCTTTTCCCTTATCTTCCATACATTTTGATTATAGTAGAAAATATCCCTTCTGGGGGGAGCAAAATCAAAATGACTTGGATGGTAAAGAATATCATGCTCCACTAAAAAGACCACTTTGGTGTCTATAGTCTCAAGTCCTGTAAGAATCTGCTTGAACATGGTCAATGCCGATCTCTCCAGATTTAGGATTACATTAACGCCGAAATCCAAAGGCTTAAGAGAAACTGAAACAATAGGAAACCCATTACAACAAACAAGAAGTTGGCGTTGGACAGCTCCCATTATTCGCTCATCCAGACAGTTATCGGTATAATACACCAGTCCCTTCACCGATCTCTCCTCCGACGTAAGATGTTTTCTAGCTACAACATGATTAGACCAAGTAGGAATGACCTTTGGTAAATTTTTTACCATAGCGTCATCCCAATCAGGAACTGGAGCAAACTTCTGAATTAGCCACTCCAAAGGATGTTTTTGCTTTTCCCACTTATTACCCATCCAAAGATTTTGAGAATAATCTCTTGCCTTCTGTACATCCTTTCCCCTAATTTGATAGGGAAACCCAAAATCTCCCCCTTGTGTGCGAAACATGTGAGCGAACCAAGTCTTCTTGTTTACCAAAAGTTGTCCACCTGACAACCAACTTTTACAAGCAATCTCCGTACCCATCTGTCCCCATGAACCATGGCTCTCATCCATACCATCTAACTCCCAATATCTACTCCTTCTCATCATCCAGCAAGCACCAATTAACGACAAAGTAGGAGCTAAATCTCCCTGAGCCTCTGGTCGTTTCTTGAACTCTCTCCAATACTGAAACTTTAAGTCCTTATCAAATCTCATAAAGTCAGTTTCAGGATTAGATTTCGCCTTCCACAACATAACCTTTTCAAAATCTGTCTTGTTATCACATTTATCACATTTCGTAGGAGTCGGACCTTGATAAGTCTCATTATTACACTTTAGACACTTCCAGTTGAACGCATGAAGATTGTACATCCTGGGAACAACAGTCCAATCCTCTTTACAGTCAGCCATAAGCTTAACATCAAACCCTTCGTCAAACGCACAATGAGCATCACACTTCATAACGAACTCAGCCTGACTTATCTTAACTCCCTCATTAGTCGCAGCACGCTGGCCTACGGAAACTTCGTGATGAATAATCTGTAATCTTTCGTGCTGAAGAAGTCCAACATTAGGCCAGTATCCATCAAGGATAGCCACAACTTCCGTATCTCCTCTAATGTTTAGCAGGATGTCATCTATGGTATTCTGGAGGAATTCCTCCTCGCGTGCAGGAATGATAATACTTAAATCAGGCATTGGTTAGGCTCCTATAAAGACTCTTTTTGTGAAATTGCCAATCCTCTCGTGCGTCATGTCCGACATCTACTCCTAACTCAACAAGCATTAACTTATATTCCTCTAAAGCATCCATCATGTTTTTAGACATCCTCATTGCATAACGACACCATAATCTTACTTCCTCATCACTGGACTTCATGTAAATATCATGGATGGTGCAACATAGATTGTCTTGCCCGTGCAAATTCCTCTGCTCCATGTGTCTGGCGAGATACGGTTTTATTTTATCCTTGCCAATACCTTTCTCATAAACGATATTATTTTCCTGTCCTTCAAGTGGTTTAGAATGGTCGTTATCGCCACAAGTTATTTCCTCTGGAATACCATAAGGGAAAGCTTTACAATAAGGTAAACCTGCTTTACGACGCCTACCCGTCTTTATCCTAATACCCCTATAATATTTACATAGTCTTAAATCACAGTTACACTTTTCTTTCATTTAATAGTTTTTCATTTACTTCTAACATTTTATTTGTAAGTTCTGGATTATAACCTACACTTTCTGCCCAAGCTGCCCACCCATATACATCTTTCGGAATACACTTTGAATTAAATCCTCTTTTATCTGGGAAAACAAAAGTGTGCCACAAATTAAATCTTAGGTCATCGCTGTAAACAGCATCACGAATCACGTAATAATCAATCCCTGCTTTCTCACAGACATCATATAGCTCTTGACATTGAGCTACTTTAAAAGCAACGGCTCTGTTCTCTGATAATTTAATTACCTCTGCCTCATAATTCGTAACTTGCCTTATGATGATATTGGCATTATAAACTGTTTGGTAAAGCTCAATGGCTTTCCGTCTGTTTTCTGGTTTGCCACCAAGAATTAAAAACTGTCTGGCTTTTTGGTCATTCATAGGATGACCAACTGTTTCTCCTAAATACTCCGGCTGAAAGACTATGTTTTTCCCCAACATCTCAAGTTTGTCACAAGTCCCAGGCATTACTGTTGAACGAATAATAATTAAATCGCTACTACAATTCTTAACAACATCCTCAACAATAGACGCATCCAGTTTACCACCCTTCAAATCGGTTGGAACACAGACAAAAGAAATGTCTGTATATTCCTCGCTTATAAAATTCCGTAGTGGATCATGAATTAGAGAGTCAGGAAATAAAGTTTGCATCGCTTTGCCAACCCAACCTAATCCATAAATTTTTGTTCTCATTGCTTCACCCAGAAGAAACTACATTCCTTTTCACGCGTAACGTACCATTCATTTACGCCGTGAGCATACGTATAAGCATTTACAGCCGTTATGATTCCTGACTGATAAAACTTATAATAGTCATGCCCAGCTACAATGCCTGCCCACCGAACCTTTTTACTCCAATAAATAAGATCAAGCATCACGTTATCGAAATCATGCAACCCGTCAATAAAAACAAAATCCAAAGAACCATCAGGAATGTTAGGGTTTTTTACTGCTTCCACACTGGTAGTTTTCACTAAGATAGCACCATCATATTTCGTTAATCTCTTTTTGGTTAAGTTAAACCTGACATCTGTTTTCTCCTGACTTACTCGTTCATAAGCAGTCCAGGGGTCTATACAAAAGAGTTTCAAGTTGGGAACTTTTTGCAGCATCACTTCTGAAAACTGTCCCTTACAGACTCCTATCTCGGCTCCTTTCGTAAAACCAAGTTCGGCAAACACATCAACAATATCGTTACGGGTACTGTTATACCATCCAGAATACGGCAAAGTATCACCGTTCTTAACATGGAATCTTTTTCTAATTAATTTTGTAACCTCCCTGGCGCCAGGATGTCCTGTCGCTGTTCTAACCAAAGGGCCATTATCAACCATTATTTTTTGCCTCCCTAAGTTTAACATCTACAATATGTATCCATTTTTCAGCATATTCAGGATCGTCCCAATCCTCGGGCCACCCACCAAGCGGCCACCAACAATCTTTCTCAATTAGCCATTTAAGTTTTTTTGTTTGTTTAGACCACCGATTATTCATCCAGAAATCAGTACTGAACTTTTCAGATTTAACCATTTCTCTTTTAGAAATGAAAAACCCACGTCCATAGGTTTTTCCTTTATGTAGGTGGGCATACCAGGTCTTTTTGTTGACTACGTTCCGCCCACCAGATAGCCATATCTTAAACCCAAGTTCTTGCGCTTCCTGATGGTGGTTATAATTTTTCTGGTCTAAACAATCTATTTTTAAAAAAAGTTCCTTTGGCATAAACCAACAGGAACCCTGAAAGGTAATAATGTCATCAATTAAAATATGTCTACGTTCATTTTCCCTATGCCAAAATCCTCCGGTAAAACCATGTTCTCCCTTCCACTTCTTCCCGTGAAACCCTGTCCCCCACATCTCATCAACGTTGTAAGGATAGGTGAGATACCAATAATCTACCGGCCCTCTTGTTCTTTCCCATTTTTCGGCATCAAGACTATATTTGCTTGGTATTACTATCCAATTATCCTCACAATCTGCTTTTAATATCTCATCAAATCCCTCTCCAAACATACAGTGATCATCACATTTCATTATGTAATCACCCTTGGCAATCTGAGCACCAGTGTTAATTCCTGCTCGCATTCCATGAGGACTTCCACGATGGATAATGACCAAATCCTTATGCGCATTCAAAGGGGGATCTGGCCAGTATCCATCAAGAACAATGATTACCTCAATATCACCTGTTGCTTTAGCAAATATGTCGTCTACCGTTTTTTGGGCAAAAGGGCTGTTACGGGAGGGAATTACCACCGACAATTTACTCATAAACCAACCTCCGAGTTAAGTTCCAACCAAGTCCGTAATCAGAATAGCCGTATAATAACTATCGGTAACAGGATTGAGTGCAACGTATCGTATGGTCTTGTTCGCATCCTCGTTGTTTATGGCCGTCTTTAGCAAATTGGCCACCACCGCCAGCGTCTCTGGCCCGAAAGTCTGAACTCTCACAGCATAATTCGCAACGGCAGGGGTTTCAGATGGCGAAGCTGAAGGAGACTCCGTGGCACTTGGGCTCACCGAAGGAGACCCGGAAGCCGATGGGCTTAATGAGGCTGACGGACTTAGTGAAGCACTCGGGCTTAATGAAGCACTCGGGCTTAATGAACCCGATGGACTCAACGAAGGCGACCCACTGGGGCTCTCTGAAGCACTAGGGCTTAACGACGCCGAAGGACTTAACGATGGCGACTCACTCGGGCTCTCCGATGGCGACTCACTCGGACTTAATGAGGGCGATTCCGAAGGCGATTCACTCGGGCTCTCCGATGCCGAGGGACTTAATGAGGGCGATTCCGAGGGAGACAAACTCGGACTTTCCGATGCCGAAGGACTTAACGATGGCGACTCACTCGGGCTCTCCGATGGCGACTCACTCGGACTCTCAGAAGCCGAAGGTGATAGACTAGGACTCCCCGAGGGTGATTCGCTTGCTGAGGGACTTAGACTGGCACTGGGTGACAGAGACGGACTCTCAGATGGCGATTCAGACGGAGACACTGACGGACTTTCGGATGCCGAAGGTGAAAGTGATGGTGATTCACTCGGACTTTCACTCGGAGACTCGGATGCTGATGGAGATAAACTCGGAGACTCACTCGGACTCCCCGAGGGTGATCCCGAGGGTGATTCGCTAGGACTCTCGCTGGCACTTGGTGATAGAGATGGACTTCCTGAGGGCGATTCCGAGGGAGACAAACTAGGACTCTCAGAAGCCGAGGGGCTAAGACTGGGACTCTCTGAAGGAGATTCTGAGGGTGACTCAGACGCAGATGGAGACAAACTCGGAGATTCACTCGGACTTCCCGATGGCGACTCACTCGCTGAGGGACTTAGACTGGCACTCGGACTTAAAGAGGCTGATGGACTCAGAGAAGCCGATGGACTTAATGAAGATGAGGGGCTTAAGCTTGGGCTTCCGCTTGGGCTTTCACTTGGGCTATCTGGCATTTCATTTCTCCTTACTGTTATATTTAATTAAAACTTTACACTAATTCTCCATAAGCAACCGCATTAGCAATTCCTGGGTCTGCCAGAACGCTTAAATCTATTCCGGGTGCATCAACGTTAGGAGCACCTATAAATACCTGCCCGTTAAAATTGCAAACAGAACTGCTATAGTTAGAACCAAGAATATATAACTTACTATTTGAGTCTCTATAGACTCCCACCCTACCATTTGTAAGTAGTATATAATCGTAAAAGTCAATAGCCGACCAGGTAGAACCCCGAGTCAAAGATATTGGAACTAATACTCCGGCAACCCACTCGTAAATTGTTTTTGGAACTAATGATCCGGCAACCCACTCATAAATTACGTTTTGGCTGCAAACAATAATGACATTAATAAAAACGAATATTTGAGGAAAGGGAAAGAGATCGGTAATGGTAGCAGTAGCAATTCTGGTAATTTCATCTAATGCCTGTAAAACACCATCACGTCCAACCAGTCCGATATTTTCTGTCAAAAACTGGTTATTTCTTGGTAATCTTTTTGACGGTCGTAAACCTCGTGAAAGACTACTAGAATCTATAGTTAAAGCGAATTGTCCGTCTCTCGATATTTCTAAAGCCATAATGCTTATATCCTATTGGTTATCTTATTGTATATTTAATTTTAATGCTGGTTGAAATGACTTATCTATCTTATTACTTTTTCTACGATTTAAACTAACATCTAAGGGTTGTAAGTTTTTTAGTGACCAGCACAATCTAAAATCTATATGTTCGGGTTTGTCGAAATTAAATACTGCTATCGGTATCTTGTGATCAATTTCCCAAACCATCCCATAGTTCTCCCAATTCATTCCGGGAGTAAATAGTTTTTCAATATGTTTTTTAAGTTGGTCAATGGTGTATCCAACAATATCTTCCCAATGATGACCAGCTTTAGCGCTTTTGAGAGAACGACAAATAGAACTACTAAGATTTGCGTTCAATTTTCCTTTTGGTGTACTTCTTACCCTTATAGAATACTCCCTCGCTAATTTACGCACTCTTTCAGGATGCTCAACGTACCATCTTCTGAAAATTTCAGGGTTTTCATCCCGCCATTTTTTATTACGTTCAAGACATTGTTCGTGATGTTCGACTCTATATTTTTTATTTCTTTCAGAGAGTCGTTCAGAATTATTGATACGCCATTTTTTGATGTATTGTCGTGTTTTGCCAGAATTTTCAATTGCCCATTGTCTGGCTTTTTTAATACATTTTTCTCTCTTCTTAATATAATATTGATGCTTATATTCACGCAGGCATTTTTTACACTCTGCCCTTATGCCATCCCTATGGCCATTCTGTTTATTAAATTCAGTTAGCGACTTTACTTCCCCACACTTAGTGCATTTTTTCATTACAATTCACCATGCACCTTTAGGTCGGGTCTTGAGGAAACCAAAGAGGTATCCATGTTTTGAAGTGTATTGATCCGTTCTCTGATTTTAGGTACAGCTTCCTTCAAAATTTTCTCGTACTTATCAAGTGGATTTTTACCCTCAGTCATTTCTACTATCGAAGCAACTATATCTTTTTTGTCTTTAAATTCCGGGTAATCGGAATAAAATTGTTTGTTTATTTTATTCAAGACAACATGTTGAGTCATCATATTACCCACTACCTCTGGAAGCATCAGCAATGCTTTTTCAACGGCTTCATCTATTACCTCTTGTCTTTTCTCGCTAAAAAGTTTTTCAACAAGGTTCCTGACAAATTTTTCAGTCCAACTTTTGAGTCTTTTCCATAACCAACCTAAAAGACTATTTTTTTCTTCTTCCGTAATCATTTTCCCTTCACCTTTTTTACCAACCAGTATTTATGTTGAAGGTAACTCTATTGCCGACAGGCAAAGACAACTTTACCGGTTCTACCTGATTTGAGGCATTCAGTATGACAAGGGCATCGTAACTATTCCCCGCTATTGCTATCGCTTCCGCAGACATTCTTACTCCATATTCCGGAGCAATTCTTACTGCCAAGTTGTAAACCAATGCCTCTTCATGGTTCGGTGGAAAGGCCAAGGTGTCTGAAACAGCACTAAAAGAACTTGTTTCGGTAAAAGGCTTCAAACTTTCAAGATGCATAGTTTCTCCGTCTTGAGGCGTAGGATAAAGATAAATTGCTCCAAGTGGATAGAGAGGGTGATAAAAAAGATATTCTGGACGGCCTGCGGTTGTTTTGCTGGAAATGTCCCGATATTTACCCTCAGAGATAATCTCTACTGAATAGTCTGTTCCGCCAGAATCCCTGACAAATACACCCAATATCTGATGAGGTCTGGTAGTAGTTATGTTCCCACCGATTCCCCAAGTATATAGAGACTGCGTGGCAATCAGACTAAAACTTTCTTTAATAGAGGCGAAAACAAGGATTCTTTTTGATGCCCAAGAACGAAGCATGATTTGAAGAGATTCTAATGCTTCTGCCTCTCTTGTGGTTTCAGGGGATTCTCCTGAACTAAGCACTCCCGCCTTTCTCATAGCACTTTTTATCAAGGTCGAGACAATCATGGCGATTCCTATTTTTTATTTTTATGCGCTCCAATCCCATGCATATTTAAAGCCCTGAGAGAGGAAAATTCTTTGCCACACAACGTACACAGACGAGGTCCAGGAGGACTTTTTGCTTCTTCGTAATTTGACAGGAGTTTAGCTTCAACTTCAAGACGTTTTGCTTCAAACTTGTCAGATTCGGTTTTTAAAATATCTGCTCTTATAGCATCCTCTGACTTAATTGGTTCTGCGGTTAATATTTCTTCCTGAACCTCATCTGTTTTACCCGCTTCTAACTTTTTTTGTGCTTCCCACACCTTTTCGTGCCCAGGTAATAACCTCACTTTTCCAGGATGGTCTAACCAACCATCAGCGTTTGCTTTATCAACTTCCTCATCAGTTTTACACAACTTACCTTCAGGGAAGTCTCGATGGTATCTCCACGCAGGACTTCTTAAATTAGTTGGCTCTATGTGTTTATTAATCGGTTTTTGCTCTGGTACTCCCGATCCAAGAAGGATATTTTCCGATGCCATTATTCTCCTTTTGTATAATTTGTTGGGTCAAAATTACGCTTTTACTGCCGCTACTGGAGTCGGGGTTACGTAAATTACAAGCACCCGTGTTCGACCAGCCGCACCCGTTCCAACCTGAGTTACAACACCGATTATGGTGCGTTCAGTCGCCGAATAAAGCACCCGTTGTTCGCTTCCAATATAGGCACCTGCTTTGCCCCCTGGATGCTCAATGGTGTTCGCCTCACCGACAAGCAAATCAGTGACTTTTAAATCCGTCGCCGTAAAAAACCCATTAGCAGTGGCAACATCCCCTACAACTAAACTTGCCGAAGTAGAGGCATCCCATGCAACAATTCCATGAACCTGAACATCAAGAATCGTTGAACCAGCAGGTACGACAATTCTCCCGGTATAGGTTCCGTCCCCTGATGTCTGGGTAAAAGTAAGTTCTTTCGCTTTTGCTAACTCGGTCGGATTTGGAATTTTCAGATTTTCACTTTCATTTTCCAAAACTCTATCTAAATAACTCATTTTTTACCTCTCGTTTTTCTTTCAAGAGGGAAGATGGTCGGATTGACCACCCCTCCCTCTTTTGTTAATAATTTTAACGACTTATTAGCCCCATAATCTTACGCATAATTCTGGATATAATACTTTGACTCCGCTGAGAACATCGAGTCTGATGATCTCATAATCAGTGAGAACATCAAACTGTTTCACGACACGAACACTCAAACCAGCCTCAGGATCGGTTTCTCTTGCACCCCACACACCAGAAGGCATTTCGATTGGAACGGTAACGAATGCGAATGCGTTCGGATGATAAATCAGGTTCTGAGGATATTGGGTATCTTGTGTCCCCATGAAGGTCAATGCCGCAGTGGTTAGCGGAAGAGCGGAAACCGTCTGATATGGTGTCTGAGTAGGAGAAACAAATCGAATTGTCGGAGAAATCGGAATGGTCATGTCCGCACCAACATCTGCTGTGTCTGCGGTTACGACAAATTGTCTCAAAACCCCAGTACTTGCTCCCGACATGGGATTCACTGCGTAAACACCAGCGATGGTGAATACGTCTCCCTCTCTAACGGTGTTAGAACCACCCCATCCATTAGTCACAATCGAAGTAGCACCGTCTAACGTTGCACCGTTCATTAGAGGAACTGCACCTGAGGTGAAATGACCCGTGGTATGACGTACCACGTTCTGATCCGTGTAGAGAGTCAAGTTGGCAATCTGGCCAAGGAATCCTTTAGTGATAATATCTTTTGCCACATTTTGCGCAAAAGTTCCTTTAAGGCCATCAGCTAACGCCCAGTTTGCTGCCGGGTTTACGATACCTACGCGAGAATCAGATGGAACGGCTTCGTCATCTAATCTCTGTTGTGCAGCACCGAGAGACATAAAAAGTGCCGGAGTTGTTCCTGGTGTACCAACAGAGTTATAAATACCAGTATAAAGACCACAAAGAGCAGCATCCCTACCATTTGCCAATGCCAAGGCAGCCGGAGTGATGTATCTTTTACTGTACTCCTCAATGGTCTGGGTAAGTTCTACGGAACTAAACTTCCAGGACACATTAGACTGGGTTGACACCGTAATAGAAGTAGACGGTTCGACGATGGATGTCATAGTAGCGGTGATGTTTGAACCAATGGTTTCTCTAAACTTATTGGGTTTACGAATCTGAATAGTCGCACCGACTTTCACAAATTCGTTTTTATATGCGGTATGGACATGCCTTGTCATAGCCATACTATTGATAAGTTGCATCAAGGTTTCTTTTGCAATAATTGATGGTGTTAGTAAAGTAGCCATAATATTTACTCCTTATTTTGTTCTTTCACGCCACGCCCTATATTCTCGTGGTGTCATATTAGAGGGGTCTTGTTCTGTGACCCCGGTAGTTTTCACCGGGACTATAGGATCTGGTGCGTTGGTTATTTTCTTTTTGGGTGGCGGAGCATTAAGCTTCGCCTCTATTTTTCCTAATTCGTGAGCGACTTTGAGTGGAGGAAGTTTCGCAATATCAGCGGATTCTTCAGGGTGTTTCCCGAGATAATACAAGACATCTTCGGCAGTATCAGAAAAGAGGATTGCCTCAACCATTGCATCAGAAAACTTGAGATTTTCGTCAAGGACGAGTTCATTAAAATCAGCGTATTTTATGCGTCCTTTTTCCATTTTTTCGTCAAGTTCCTGATAAGTTTCCTCAATCGCCGTCTTTTCGTCTGCCGATGCTATTTTCTTTGAAACTTTCTCGCTTTCTACCCGGAATTTTTGTTCAATTTTCCAGTCAGTAAGAGCATCATAGAAATCAGCCTCAGTCTCGAAATTCTCTATCTTTGGTTTGTCTCCTTGCGGGACAACACTTTTGGCCGTCTTTAATTCTGCTTCAACCTCAAGACGTTTTGTGCGCTCGTAATCACGTTCCCTTTCTGTTTCACGCCACTTTTTGGTCAACCCATCAATCCTACGTTGCACCGAATCTTTTTCTTTCGGTTCTATCTTTTTTTCTGGCAGAGCTTCTTCGGAAATTTCCTCTTTTAGAGGTTCTTTTGTTTCTTCCTTCTTCTCTGTTTTGGAAATGACCGGTGTTTCCCTTTCTTCTTTTTCGGTCTTCACTATTTCATCAACTTTTTCCGGCAACGGCGAAATTGAACTCACCGAAAGATTGTTTGGGTCATCCACTTCATTTTTAATCACTGGAACAACACTTACGCTTTCAATCTTTTTTTCTTCAACTGTTTTTTCCATGTTTGCAGACCTCCTAAGTCTGAGCCTGGGTTTCCACCCAGTTGGGTTAAGAGTAATAAAAAAGGGGCAACCATCCAATTTTTATCTCGGACAATTGCCCCTCTCTAATTACGATAAAGGGTTAACTATTTAATTTTTAACAATATCTTCTACTTTATTAATTTCTACTTTTTTAGCAACGCCATGTGCGAAATGAATAATTACTTTCCCGTGGAATAATTTTTCAATTTCCTTAATAAGAATCATAATCTTTTTGTCTTCACTTTGCAATAAGAGTTTGTTCACTATTTTCCTTTTTTCT